ATGGCCCTGGGTCCTCTTTTAGGCAGGTCCTCCTTCCTTTAACTCTCGAAGAGGTTAAACCTCGAGAGCAACATGCGCCAAACGAGTCCGTCCAACGCCTTTAGCGATGACGAGCTCGCCAGACTCCAGCCCGTAAGTACGAGGCTGGATTGGTCTGGGCACATGATTTGGGAGCACAAAGTGATCAGCTTTGAGCTTGAAGTCACGTAACGTGCCTTTGAAGGTCAAAGAGGATTTGGCGTGAGCCCACCTCTCGCTTCTCTGGCGAACGGCCCGAGCGAACTTCTCAGCAACCATCCTCAATGAGGGGGTTCGAATGTCCGCCGAGTCGAACGGAGCTCTCCAGTAGAACTCCCACGTCGCGACAGAAGCCGTTGTCCTCTGCACGAACTCCTGCATAGTGAGGTTTGACCTTTCGGTTAGAGCCATCACGCGGGGATTCGAGCATCCGAAGGAGCACTGCGGAGTATGAACGTGAGCAACACGATTCAACACCGCCGTCTCCGAAGTAGGATAACGAACGACAGTGATCGGGAAATTCGCCCCCGCCTCCGAAACGGAGACTCCAGCGGAGATGAGCTGTGTGCGGGCGGCTTTGTCGTCAGCAACACGTGCCATCAATCGCTCAAGTTGGTTTTTGGCCAGCTTGTTGAGCTCTCCTGACGTTGGTGCAGGAATAGGCGATAACCCGGTTCCAGCGCACACCTCTGCCACAGTCAGTGACGAGATGGCGCGGAGCCACTGTTGGTGGCGTGTGGTTGACACGGCAGGGTAATGGTTGCTTAGCAACCCTCCTAGCTGTGACTCCACACCCACAGGGATGCCGAGGTGGTAAGCTGCATTTACATACCGCCAGTATGGCGAATATTGCTGCAGGTTGCGTCTCGGCGACCAGCCCTGCTGGGAGTAAAAGTCGTGGGCGGCCTGGTTCTGGTTGAACCAATTGGCACTGCTTTTCGACCCTCCTGGCGGGGCTACCCAGATTGACGTCGGCTGGAACCTCAGGACGCGACCTTTCCAGAAAGGAAGTTCGCAGAACAGGCCAGCATCAGGATGCAAGAAACCAGCGTGATCGCTGGGATTTGCTCCTAAGGATCGGGCGGCGTGATCAAAGATCCGCCGAACACTCGACGTCACCCCGGGCACCAAGGCATCATCACCACAGAACTTCCCCGTAGTGATGCCTGCCTTGGTGGCGGAGTACACACTGACTAAGGGCATAATAGGGAAAGACGTTGCGTCTCCCATCATTGCACCCTGCGTGGTCAACTCCGCGGCCTTCCCATTCAAAGACTCAATCCACAATGTGTATCGGTCATAGAAGAGGAAGGCATTTTGCCATTCTACTCCGTCAAGGGGGTAGGAAGTCTGGCCCCTTAGGTCAGATCCCCCCGGAGGAAGGAACGGCTGTACGAGTAGGTAGTCGCTGCTCGTTCCCTCAAGAATTTTCTTGGGGCCGAAAAGCTTAGGGAAGAACCTGGCATATCTTGTAAGCCGGGAATCTCTTTCCACTACCTCCTCGTAGGCCTGCCGAGTGAGCCAGAACGGGTGGTTGTCCGTAGCCTTCGACATATCAGCCGAATACCACGGACCACGCTCGCGGGACAAGTCAACGTCTCGCGTGCCCCCCATACTGGCAGAGATTCGCGGATCTCGTATTAAATACGAATCGATAGCGCGTCTCAGAACTTGGTAGACCAAATTTGCCGCCACCACTGTTACCGTAGGATAACGGACCTTCAGTCCTCTCTCCTCGGCATACAAGGGAAGCACCGGAATGAATTCCAGTGAGTCGAGTGTAAACTCGACCGCGGCCCACAGAGCCCCTTGATGGCGTTCCTGAATCTTAGCGAGGCGATTAATCGCCTCCAGGGGATTCGGGCCGTCCACGACGAGATATTGCTCCTGGGTATACCACTTAAGAGCTAACTCGTCGTAATGGGGATGCGGTGATGGACCGACCGCGCGATAAGGTCCGAAGGGCAATCTTAATTCGCCCGAACGACGCAAAATCACGTAGCCTATGCTGACCAAGTCAGCAACAGCCTTAACCATGCCGCCAGTCTGTCGGGTATAACCGAGACTAGCGTGGCCAGTTGGCTGGGTCCAAAGAACCGGAGGATTGGGAGGAGCGAACCGGCGCAAATACGCCGATACGAAGTCCCTCCAGTCCTCAACCTCCGGCCTGGGAGTTGACTGAAGACGAGCCTTTAGCTCGTCCAGCAACCCCGGGTCGTAGGCAGGAGGCGGAAGCGCCCTCTTCCCATAGGAAAAGATGAGCGCTTCCCGGCGAGTCTGGAACCTGGCGAGGCAATGCCGTGGAAACGGCCCTCCAAAGAACCAAGCTCGCGCCTCCGAAAACACAACCTTCGCAAAGGCGGCCGCCTTCGTGGGCTCGTTAATTAACAAGCTACGGAAGCGGTTAAGCATTCGCACATGCCTTGAATCAAGCATGTACGTGATGCCTCGCCGACGATTGTGCTCCCTCACAGCCTGGTATGAGATAAGCATCGCATCCCAGGTGGCTCGCATGAAAGAGAGAATTCTCAGGCGTTTATAGAACGTCTTGCGGGCCAGGCTATCCGGGTCTGTATTTGCTGCAGCACGCAGCAGATCAGATTCCCAGAGAGCCATCAGTGAGGTTCGGGGCATCTTCATGGACATGTCATTAACAGATCCTATGTAAGAATGCCTCGAGATAGGGAGCAGCGTCCCTCCATCAAGCCGCAGATGCGGGCAATTTGCCAGCAGAGCTACGGGGTGATAGAACAGAGGCGCTAGCCGACACTCAGAGGTCGTTAACCCCACATGGGACGGGTAAAAGCCCGACGTGCGGAGGTGAGGATCCTTGGGTGTTGCTCCCTTGACAGAGGTCCCGGGCCATTCTTGAAGCTCGGAAACCTTTTCGATCGGCCGCCTTCGCTTTCGGCGCTGGTGGCTTATCGAGCCGGATCTGGTATCCGGTCGCGGCCCCTTTTCAGGAGCCAGACCCCTCGCGGGGTCAGAAATATGTTCTCTCATAAGAGGGGACATCCCG